GCCACTTGTAGCTGCGGCTACACCTTTAGGTTCGTGTATATCAGGATCTGTGATAGTATTGTGTTGTATTGTCATAAATATATATTCCTAAAAGATTAGGAGGGGACACAAAGTCCCCTATCCTAATTATACTTCTGTGTAGTATTCAACAATAACTGTTGCTTTACCACCATCGTAGTCACTAGCTGTATCAGTAACTTGTAACTCTGCAGCTACAGCACCAATAGAAGCACCTACTAAAGCACCATCACCAACAACTACAGCACCTGCTGCAGGATTAGCAATAGCATCAAAAGCATCAGCATCTACTACACCTGATCCGTCAGCTTTATATAAGCCAACATTAAGTGCAGTACCTGTAGTCCATGCTTCATCAGCAATAAACTTAGCAGATACAATTGTTGCGTTAGCAGGAATAACATGACCTAAGTTATTAGAACCTGCTACTGGTAAGTCGTCATAAGTGAAAGTCCACTCAGCACGTTTAATCTTACCTGTTGATTTTGCCTGACCACCATATTTGGAGTCAGTAGTTCGAGGTCCGTAGTGTTGAGCTACTCCTCTTTTTGCATCATTTTCGATAGCCATAATGAATCTCCTTAATATGTTGCTTCGTCAGTTAAAATTACACCCAATGTGTCAACACGTTGAGCACCAAAACCAAAACGAGAAGTAACTTGATACTTGTCAGCTCTTTCATCATGGTCTCTCCAACCTTCTGTTTTAGGAGCTCTTCTCCATGCGTGCATGATTGGTTTGCATGAATCATCAGCAACACACATAAAGATGTTAGCTTTATCACCAACTTCAGCAGTATCGTTAGCTAAGCCGTAGCCTGAGCCATCAATAGCTTCTGTAGCTGTTAGTGATGGTAAGAAGTTAGAAGTGTAAATGTCGAAACCAAAGATATTCTTAACGAACTTATGGTCACGAGCAAAACCTTCTGTTACGATACCTTCGAACAATGGGTTATTAGATACGCTAACTAAGTTTTGAATGCTGTTTAATGTAGCTTCAACAACTGGATCAACGATAGCGATACGACCACCTGCAGGAACATTAGCTTTATCAAATGCTAATTTCATAGCGATAAAGTCATCTAATGTCATGTTACGAGTAGATGCACCTGCACCACCTGCAACCCATCTGTGTGGACGACCATTAACTACGTTAGCATTAGCAGCAGTATGAGCACTGTTAGCAGCAGCTAAGTATTTAGTTTCATGGTTTTCACCTAAAGCACGTGTAGATTCCATAGCTCTCATAGACATTAATGTGTCTACTTGTGAACCATCTTCACGTAAGTCGTCAGATACTTTCCAAGCATCACCAACATAGTCAGTAATAGCAAGTGTTAAGTTACCTGTGTCGATTGGTGAGAAATTAAGAGGTGTATCTTCAGCAGCATCTTGAAGCGTTACAGTACCTACTGTTTTGATGTTAAGAGTTGTACCTGAACCAAAGTCTGTTACGTCTCTCCACATACCTTCAGGAAGTAGATAGTCATGTAAGTTTTCAAGGATGAACTGAGAATACTGTTGCGATTCAATGAACGCAGTTGTATTACTTGTTAATTGTGCCATTTAAGACTCCTTGTTAATTATTTAATTGACGTTTTACTTTTTCACCTGCAGCTTTCCAAGCGGCTAACATATCTTTAGTAGAAGCACCTTTAGGTACTCTAGCAGATAGTTCATCTGTACTTTGTTTGCTTAAAGACTCTGTATTAACTGTGCTTTGTGGTTTTGCAACAGATGTTGGCTTGTTTTCAAAACCTGCTAACTTAAGTACAACATTTGGAGATGTTGCAGATAAAGTATGTAATTGATCTAATGTCATACCTGCTTCTTTTGCTAAAGTATTATAAACAACTTCAGCTTGACTACCATACTTCTCAGTAAACTTGTCAGCTACTGTTTTAGCATTGGTTTGTGCTTTAGTCTGTTGTTCTCTTTGTGCAATCGTTGCATTGACTAGATCCATGATTCTATCTTGGTTTATTTCACCTTGAGAGGTGGTAGCCTCTTGTGGTTGAATACCAGACTTTATTTCATCCAGTAACTCTTCTGTAGTTTTACGTTTAGATAGTTCCTCTTTCAATTGAGCCATTTCAGCTTCTAACGTCTGAATATGCTCTTGAGCATGAGGTACAGATCTTAACGCATCTTCTGCAGATTTGTACTTTTTACCTTCGCCTACAAACTGTTGAGCTTCTGTCGGTATCTCAAAAGTTTTAGCTTGGGTATCTTGTTGCTGAGTCTCTTGGGTAGTTGACTCAACAGGTTGTTCTTGTTGCTCTTGTGTTACTTGCTCTTCAGCCATTATTTTTCTCCTTGGTCAGGAATAAGATTATATAGTTTAGAAAAAGCTTTTTGAATACCTAATTGATAAGCTTGGTACTGAGCCCAAGCAGGTTTATCAAAGGTATCTTCATCAATTGCTTTTCTTTGAGCAAGTAGAATTTGCTCTTGACAGTAAGCTTTAAGCTCTTCAAACACTTGTTGTTTTGTTAAGCTTTTAGCTTTATCTGATTTTAAATTCATATATAATTATTCTAACATACTTG